AATCAACAACTTACGATGCCTAAATTGTTGTTTAAAAACAACAACTTACAGACTACAGTCCTGGCACAATTGTGGGTTGTGGTATCTTATCTCTTTCATGGGCTAATTTCAGGTACAATGTATCATACGCCCTGTCTTTGAAGACTTGTCTGTTATGCTCTATTATGTGCTTGTTTTCTTCGTATGCTTTTCTAAAATCTTGAACGTCTCGAAACATCATATCGATAGAAAACATAAATTCAAAAAATCTTCTGTCGTTATCTAGGATGCTATCATATGAATAGTTTATGAAGTTCGGTAATTTGAAACCATAACTCTTTACATCTTCGATGAAACCTGAATATGCAAATGGTAGTATGAAATTACCTTTGATCAAAGGATCTAGTGTTTTTTCAGTCATGCCCCTTGTGTTCCACCCAGATGAACACAATGTTTCAACATATATAGAAACATATGTTCTTTTATAAAATTCATCTCCGATAGGATACCAATAACCTCCGGAACCTTCTGGATTCTGAATGGTGTTTATTACTGATTGGCTAGGATTGTTGGGTAGAAAATTGTTGCCAGCACTATTAATAAATCCCTTCTTCTCATAAAGCCTACGTAGATAATCTTTTAATCCGGCTCGGTATCTCATCCTAGGCATGAACAACCCGTGATATACTAAACCAGGACACAAATATGCTTTACAAATACTAGGATCATCTTTTCCTTCAGGAATATTAAACATCTCTTTGTTAGCACCAGTAGTCCATATTATCTCTCTACTACCTATAGGCAAAGAGTTCACTAGATTTTCAATCTTATGATAATCATGATAATAGAGTTTATGACGATTAAACATTATATCATAATGTATCAATCCGTCTCCAGTGCCGGCTGCAAGATTTTTGTGTACGACATATGTATTGGGAAATACTTCCCTATAATCTTTTAACATTTTTAAAAAATGTTCTCTATCGTATCTCTCATCGATATGAAATATCGCCAATACTATTACTATTTGTTTAGTAGTGAGTCTTTTTAATATCTCACTATTGATAGGGTTGAAATTATGAAGTAGCGGGATTACATCCGCGTCTTTTATATTGTCAACATATTCCCAACCTTCTTCAATGAAGAAGGGCCATATGTGTACATTAAATAATCTTCTATTTTCTTCACTAGGCAACGAATCATTGATACTACTTAAATTACGTAAAATGCGCATGATTTTTATTTATATTCATGTTCGTTCATTCCGCATATGCAAACACCATTTACGAAAATATGATCACAAACATCTTGTATTTGTAATGCTTCATAAAGAAGCGGGACTGATCTTTCTAATTCAGGGTATTTTCTAAGATCCTCTAGTGTCATACATTCTATAGCACGTAACACTTTTTCTACTGCCTGCCTGCTCATTAATCATCCCTGCCATAGTTATAACTTTCAATTTTATAGATAGCATCGCGTAGTGTCTTGATGCCATCACATATAGCCCAAGCCTTCTTGTCTACATTTACCTTTATGAATGCATCATTGTACACAAGAATGTCTACCTGAGATCCTGTGTAGTTGAAAGTCACCGATATATAAGGTATTCTACCTTCGTGTGTGGATGTGTGGATGTTTGAAAATATTTTTGATTTTTTAGTGTATAGGAATGCCAATATCAATGATACTGTTTTTTCGCTCATACAAACGACCATTTTTCCATCACAAAATATTCGTTTAAATCTTTTTTCCTGAGGAAATACTTACCCGTGATCGACAGGCCGGTATTACCGATATGTCTATCTAACAATGTTAACAATGGATTATCACCGGTGATAGAGAACATAACTTTATTTAGTTTATCATCTTCAAACCAGTACTCTATATTGTTCATACGACGGCGTTGATTCTCTATTCTTTTTAAGAACTTTAAGTCACGCTGAACAGGTTCGCGCATGTTAGGAAGATTGTTGTTTTTAAAATAACTAGATTGAAAGATTCCGTCAATCTCTTTATCGTAATCGTAGAAATAAGGCAAGCGATACACGATGCCTGCTAGGCTATCAGGAACTTGTAGTGGATTGCCATGTAAGAATTTCTGCAAGTCCTTTCGGTACTTAGTCAGTTCGCGACCTTGCAAGGTCAACATCAATAGTTTATCCTTATAATACTTGCGGATATTTTCTGCCTTTTGACGATCAAGGTCATTAACCTGCGCCGGCAATTCAGGACTGTTCAAACTTCTATTAAATCTATTTGAATCACTATTAGACAAACGTTGTATGCAACAACTGATAGCCAATATATCTTCTAGATATGTCCTAGTGGTGTCCGGGGCCAACTCGCCCTCAACCTGCTTGAATATATCATCTAGACTCCATGACCTTTTTGTGTTGTTTTTGAGAGTTTGCACTGAACTAGTTCCCATATTAACTCACCGTTATATCTTCCATACCGGCTGTACGCAGCCGTACGATGTGGCCCAATTGCCACTGCTTGCTATCAAGTCCTTTCATGATACCAAGCCATTTATTTCTAAGTAATGCAACTTCGTTGATCAATACTTCGAAATCAATTACTTCATCTTCACCGTCAGTATACTTCTCTGCATCACGACTTGTCAAGGCTCTATTGTACCCTTCTAAGTATTTTTGGAAATATTTCCTGCGTAATTTACGTAATTGGATATTGAGATAGTTCAATACTGCTTCTATCTCTTGTAGTTGATTGAATCTGTGTTCTGTGACTCCGGGTAAATTAGAAATGTTCTTTTCAACTTTTCCATTTACCCGGACATCATATTTTGCCTGCTCTAATTCTGATTCATAATGAATTATGAAATCAGGTATTTGACTTAGGTCGCTAGTGATTCTGGTGTACCAGTTCATCTATCACCATTCATCGTCTTCGTGATCTTCGTCCTCTTCATACTCTTCTTCTTCGAACTCTTCTTCGAATTGAGATTTGTAATCGCGCAATGCGTCCATGACTGCTGGATCGCGACGGAACGCTTCTTTGATATCGGCTGCTTCAAAATCATTATCGATCAATACATTGACCAATGCTTCTGCCGCATAAGATAGATTATTTTCATCCATCTCTCCTCTCAATGCACCCCATACTTCTGCTATGACAGTAATACTCATCCTGTTATTCCTCCGTGTCAGAATTTGTATTACTTATCTTAGTTTCACGGTTTTGATATTCAGACATTACTTTGTCTAAGCAACCATCTTCGTTACTTTCCCAACCCTTACGGAAGAACTTGATGATCTCTCCATCACCTGTCGTATAACTTAGTCGATTACCTTCCTTAGTCAACATGCTTGCTTTCTCAAACAAATCAAGTAAACCACTATATGGGTTCATGCCAGTCTCATATGGAATCTTGACTTGAACACTTTCAAAAGGCTTTGCGTAGCGAGTTTTCATAACCTTACATGCGCTACGAATACCACGCACTTCGCTGATCTTATTGCCTTCGTCATCTTCCTTGAGTTTGAGTTTCTTCATGGCGACAACAATACTACTTGCGTAGATGAAGCCTTGTCCACCACTGATCTTGTCATCAGGGTCAAACATATCTTGACTAGCATATGTGTGATTAGTTGCAACCAATCCAACATTGTGACTGCCGAACATGTTCACACAGTTACGAACAAGACTAGTCAATGCCTTGGGCTTTCGACCCATGTCACCCTTCATATCACCTGCTTCAAACTGATTGACATCAGTTGGAGTCAACAACATGCCAAGACTGTCAATGATGAACAATACCTTAGGCTTTTCACCTTCGGGCATCGCTTTATAACTTTTCATAAATTCACTGATAGTCTTAGCAACGTCATCAATCATTGCCATATTCAACTTCAATAACTTGCTTTCATCAGTATCGACACCGAGTGCCTTCAACCAATCTTCATCAAGTGCGTTTTCTGTATCAACTAATACAACAAAAATGCCTTGCTCTTGTGCGTGACGAACTAGGTTACCACTGCAAATATAACTTTTGCCTGAACCTGATTCACCTGCGAATACAGTTACCTTGCCTAGTGGGACTCCTTTGTTAAAGTCTCCACTAATAAGATAATTGAGAGCGTAGTTACCGGTACTGACCCAATCAGTAGGATCATTGAAACCAATACTGAGACCTTCAATGCTCTTGGTAATGTCTTTTCTAAATTTACTAACATCGAATGGTTTCGCCATGTTACTTTGCTCCCTTCGGATGTTCTTTTGGCTCAACTACGATATCTGAACGACCGATAGCCTTTAGCCAAGTGTTCAATCTATGAATGATTGTACTGTCATCTTTAGGGTTATCAAAACTGATATTACAGTCCATGACTGTATCACCGCTATCTGCTTCACGGCTACTATAATTGAGAGAAAAACTCTCGTTTACTTTAATTGTTTTTGCCATATGTTCCTCTTACTTCATAATATTTCGTTTTAATAGTCTATCACTAAATGCGATTTTGTCAAGCATTTCAGGACAACTATCTGCGATACGTTCTAACTCATAGTCATTTGGGAAATGACGTAATGCGCCACGGGCACGGTCACGGACGATGCTCGGCACTCTAGGCGTCTTGCCCGGATCGCATAATTCTTCAAGCAATTTCTTTCCTTGCTTTAGTGCGCGGAATCTTTCGTCTGGTAGTGTCATGGTAGTATCCTTATGTTAGAAAGATCGGGGAGGAGTTACCCTCCCCAAATCAAATTAACCCTTCTGTTGACGGTTACGGATCATCGCTAAAATGTCCTGCGCCTTGTCGCTAGAAGTACTCTTAGGAACTACTACTGGATCACTCTTCTCTACCGGCTCATCATCTTCAACTACAGACTTCTTAGCCGAAACATTCAAAGTTGTAGTCTCAGTGACGTGAGGTTCAGGGACATTGCCTGCCGGAGCCTCAAGACCATATGGACGATAGTACGCACCCCACTTATCATTATCGTAGGGCTTGCCATCTACTGAAGCCTCAAACATCTCCTTGATGACACGGAGTTCGCTTTCGCTTGGCTTCTTAGGCAAGAAATCAGCAAGATTAAAGAGACCATGAGCCTCGATTGCAGCCTGTTCTGCTTCAGTGAGTGGGCTTTCACGACGGGCCCAATTTGAAGTAGAATAGTCAGCATAACCACCCTTGCTAGTTTTCTTAACGTTGAAATCAACACCATTCAACAAGTCAGTAGGGATGTTCTCCATTTCAGGATCCATCAAACTTGCCTTGATGATAGTGAAAATCTGTGGACTAATGACGAATCTACGAATCGGGTTCGCAGGAGTCACATCATTACCTAGTGGGTTTTGACGTACAAAACCCTGGAAGAGATAACTACGCTTCTTCCAATACTTGTTAGCCATTTCTTTGAGAGTATCATCCTTATACCAAGGACGAACTTCTGCCAAGATCGGGCAGTTGTCGCCATACATTTCAACGCACGGAACCTGCACAACAACCTGCTTCATGTTCGGATCACCCTTGACGCCATTGAATGGCAACTTGATGATCTGACGCTCGACCCAGAAAAACGTATTCTTTGAATCCGCATCAGGAAGGAAACGAACGGTCGCTGTAGTACCTTCTTCCATATTCCAGTGGGGATAGATTGCGTTATCTGATTGGGTACGTTGACCCTGACCTGACTTCTTACTTTCTTGTGCCGCGAGACGGGCACGGATATCTGCTAGACTTGCCATTTTGTTTCTCCTTTAAAAAATGCCTAATTTGAGCCTAAATGTGTTTTATGTTTTGTTGTCGGAGACAACTAACACATGATGTCATTATACACTAATGTCATCGTGTGTCAATAATACTTATACCCTATTGAAGAGTAAAATATATTAATTTATTGTGTATTGGGTAAATTAAAATCGGTTCAACACTTCAACAGCATGGTCAATCTTTTTTACCATGTGATTGTGGATACTTTGATCGGTTGTGGAGAAACCATCTTCTTTATGAGCCAGCAAGCTATTAATGGCTTTTCGTTTAGTGATTAAATTATTCTTCACCGAAAGAATTAACCTTTTTATTTTTTCATCTAATTCATGAGGACTCATCTTAATATCTCCTACAAACCGGCTAGTCTTTTGATGTCGGCAAATTCGCGGCTTTCGCTAGCACCAACTAGTTTACCTACAGCGCCTTTTGGTCCTACCTTTTCAGTTGGGCCTAATTGTCCTGCACGTTTTTGGTTAGCATCTAAATCTTCTGCTACACCTTTTCTTCTTGCCACTTCGGCTTTAACTGCGGCTGTGACTGTTGGATCTAAGTTTGTTCTTGCGGCCGCTTTGTTTAACTCTGTATCATTCATGGCAACAAGGTCTTTGTTGATTTGTGCAAGTTCTTGCGGAGAGTAATCACTTTGTGCTGGTGCCGCTGCCGGAGCAGGTGCTGCCGCTGGTTTTGCTACTGGTGTGACTTTTTTAGTCATATCCATTGTGCCACCTTTTTGTACTGCACCAGGTGCTGCCTTTGCGGCAACTTGTGGCTTACCAGTGTTTGGATCATATCCTTGAGGTGCTGCCGCAATTCTTGCTTGTGTGGCTGCATTTGGAACTATAGGAGCAGCCGGAGCAGGTGCTGCTGTCGGTTGTCCAGGTTTTGTAAACATGCTTTTAGCCTTGTTAACCATATTGCCTATAACACCTTCTTCCATTTCTACTTCTTCCAACTTATCAAACTTGGCGCGTAGTTTAGCCATTTCTTCTTTGCCTGCACCTTCACGACCTGCTTGTTGTAATGCCTTCATGCCCTTCTCGCCATATTTCTTTTTGCCGAGATAGGCTTGTAATCCACTTTCGTCAACTTCTTCTTCAGCCAAATCAAATGCTTTTAGATTTGATTTTTCTGTATCTTGATTGTGCTTTAATGTTTCGGCACCGGGTGCCTCATCTAACATTTCTTCAGCAGGTTCTGCTAATGTTTTTGTAGTCTCATCTTCTACTTCAGTGATTGACTTTGCCCACTCATCAAGTTCTTTGACAGCAGACATCTCAGTGATGTTCTTTGACAATCTCTTTAATATTGGCATCACACTTTCGATACGTGGGTCTAATGTCTCTTGTACAAACAATTCATTCAATGAAACATCATCGTCTGTTTCTTCATTTAATACAGGTGTATAACTCTCAAAGTAATTGTTATAACCACGATGGCTAGCCATACCCTGTAATGTCATACGTAGTGTGTTATAATGATTTAATCCTTCATTGACTAATGCCAATGCTGATTCATTGAATTGTCCATTACGTGTGGCACGAACGAATCCTGCCATCTGTGAATATTCTTCTACTAATGTAGTGATATGACGACCTTTGTCATCATAAGGAGTACCACCTTCTGCAATGTGTCGTGCATAAACTCTTGCTAGTCCTGGACGATTAGTCGGCAATAAGAATCTTTCACCGTTGGTAGTTTCTACAAATATTCTAGCAACATTACGAAAACGTTGTTCACCCTCTTCTATTTGACGGGTGTGTTGTAATATGATCTTTACTTGCGGGACATTATCGCTATAACTTGCTTTCTTGCCCATAGCAAAGTAACCTTCTAAAACCTGTTCTTTTTTATTCATAATCGTCCTCTTTTTCATGTCACCCAACAATCTATCTTTGTTAGAAACATCAAATCCTAATAGTTTACGTTGCGACCATCTCTTAAGAAATTGTGTAAATGGTTCGAAATCTTTATGCTTGACGAAAGTATCGTCAATATATAGTACCAGATCATTACCTTCCACTGTTGCCCAAGCGTTGATTTTGTTATCATCTTCGTCAGTGACGCTAAATCTAAAAACGTCTGCTTCTTCTACATCATCCGTTGGGTCGCCCTTGCTATCTAGGCTTATAGGGTCGTAACCCCTGCTACGCAAGACATCGTGCAATTCTCTGTTTAGTGTATCATAACTTACTGGCATATTGTATTTAGTCTCTATCTTAACTTATGACTGCGAAAAACGGCAGGGGAGGGGTGAATTCTTCATGGTCACGCATGTGTCCTTCAATATCCTGATGAAATTCTTGTAATTGCTGTAGCATACGCACTATTAACAATGAGGCCATGACAAGATCATCATTTTCTCCTACTTTGGCCGCATAACTTCCTCCCAGTGCTACGAAAGTCTTCAACTCTGATATCAATGGTCTGCTATGTAACTTCATCTTTTTAGATTCTAGTAGTGTCTTAAACTTAGCACATGCCGTTAATTTGACTTTTTGCGTAGTATTAAATCCTTTGCGTTTCTTACCATATTCGCTGAAGAATATGCCCGGAACGTTGGTTTCCCCGAACTCATTTAATGATATCAATGCCGCTTCACCTATGCTGTTGTTCTCTAGGCTGTAGTATAGATTATTAGGTTCCCCGGTACACTCTACTATATGCTTATTGATATCGGCGAGTAATTTGATCTGTTGCGGAATCTCTGTCTTATTATGCTTCCATTCACCTATCTGTGTAGTCGTGTTCGCTTCAAATATCTGTATGGCTGCAGGGTCACTTCCAGTACCAAGACTAGGATCTAATGCAACTACATAAATATTACCTTTAGTTGGTTTCTTGTACCAACGTACCTGCCCCATGCGATTGATAGGTTCAGCGCCCTCTAACTGTATTAGTGTGTTAGGATTGATCAATGTCTCGTCTGCTATGATGAATTCGCAACCGATTTCACGATTAAAACGATCTTCGCCTAATTGTGACTTCATTTCTTCGGCCCATTTTTCATCACGACCGGGCTGTTCGTGCCAATACGCTCTATAAGATTTGAATCCGTTTTTCCCTACGTCAGTCCTATTCCCGAATTCGTCTTCAGTCTTGTTAGCACCCTTCCATATCAGTGCGAACTGATCTTCGTCACTGTTTGGAGTACTTGTAATGATAGCCTTACCACCAGTTGCTAGAGTTGGTGTGATAGAAGTCCAGAACTGTTCAGCGATTGTTGGTCTCACGAACGCGAACTCGTCAAGATATAACAATGAGATAGACATACCACGACCAGTATTTTCAGTTGTCGTGGCTGATACGATACGGCTACCATTATCAAAGAATAAACTACCTTTATTGTATGTCGCTACACCTGCTTTGATATGCATAGGACATGCTTCATATGCATAGCGAATACGTTGCATGATTTCCTGCGCACCTGCATATTTGTGTGCGGCAATAAGAATAGTGCTATCAGGTACAAACATAGCATACCATAATAGATAACCGGCAGCACTTGTTGTTTTACCTGATTGTCGAGGCATGAGTGCGATTGAATAGCGATAGTTATGATAAACATCGATCAATCGTTTTTGATACTCATATGGATGGTACAACATGCTACCACGTGTAGGATGCTGTATGTAAAAGAAATTATCCATGAAGTACAGATAACCCAAATTAGGATCACAGCACTTTACAAAATCGTCTAATTCCTTATCGGTCTTGAAGACAGTTTTTGTATACGGATCTTTGATTAATGTATCTACAGCCATGCAAAATAATTAAACAACGAATCCCGACTTATAAACAGTTTTACCGTTCTCTTGTACAGCAGTCATTATCTGTCTGCGATTGTTGCCTTCGACATAACTAGCATGTACCCATCCGCTGTTAGGACCTTCTTTAGGATTATAGAATTCTAATATGATCTGATCAAACTCACAATTGTCTACTACCCATTGCGCTAATTCAGGATTAGGTAATCCATCGATCTCAAAGTCTACAGCCTGTCCATTGCAATGTTGACTTTTACTGCTTCCGCCGACGGCTGCGTTAAGAGCGGGACCACGATAGCCACTGTTAATACGAACAGGGCGGCCAAAATTGTTACGAACTGGTTCAAGTATGTTTTCACAAACTTTTTGTAAATTCTTTGCATGTACTGGACCTGGTGTGTTATCTATTCCTTTACGCATAGCAGTCTCGGATCTTGTGAACTCTCTTAGATTAAAATGCTCGCTTAACTGCATATCAGGCGTGACTGAAAACTCTTCTGGTCTTGAAGTATTTTCTTCTTCATTATCTTGCGCTGAAGGAGCGGAAACTGCCACGACAGGACTTGCACCTGCTGTCCACATAAAATATTTTTTTGTTTTCTCGCTACGATCAGCCAAACCATGAGTGCCACCATTGATACGTTTTGTTAATGATAATATAGCACTATCACTCACGCCTTGATCGCATATGTTCCACAACTTATTTCTTTCAAAGAAAAAAAATGCGCTCTCAAATGCTAGTTCTGTAGCAACGATATCAGGATTGCTCATGACATCAGGTCTACCACAAAACTGTGCGAAAGCATAATAGTTGTCTTTACCTGTCAACTGTAATGCTCCGCGACCACGATACAACCATCCATCGCCTGAACTCTCGTTGCCATTTCCCATTCTTGATGCATAAACACGGTTCGCTATTTTTTCAGGCTGTCTCGCATAACGATTGGCTGTTGAATCATCAGGAAAATATTTACCGAATATTGCTCGTAATCCGGCTGCATTATAATTTAGATTCTCGCTGAACGCTTTGAATCCACCACTCTCATGCGCAGTCTGTGCAAAGAAGTGTGCGGCTCTTGCAGGGCTTAATTCAAAGTAAGCCATTGCCGCACGAAAAGTGCCTGGACCCCAAGCACCATCTGCATCTACGCCTATCTTTTCTTGTAAAGCCCTTAGACTCATGCTATATGATCCTTATCATCATCTAACATCATAGGTTCTCTGTGAGGACCTAACTCAGGTTGTTCTTGTTGTTCATCATGTGAATTAGGTTTGCCTAACATGATACCTGACAATATACCTGTCAAGAACGTTGCTATAGGTGTGATGAGTTTAAAGAACTCAGCATCGTTTGGTGCTTGACCACCTAATGGTTGTGTGACAAAGATCAATGAATAAAGCACCACAAATACAATGCCCGTCAATGTCATAGCAAGAAGAACACCGATTATGAATCGCATTCTTGCTTGTAATTCTGCTTCTGTATATCTTTTTCCGCTAAACATAATTTCCTCTTACCATTTGTTAATTTTTGTTGCATTGTTATGACCTGAGGTCTCAACAATCGTATTCATAGTTAGTGGTCTTTCATTAGTATCTTGATCGACTGATCCAACTACATCTTCTTCAGTCTTTTGTCTTTTAAAAGTATCAGCAGGTTTGAATGTGTTTTGTTGCTGATTATTTCTAAAAGTATTTGGTTGACTGTTTTTAAATGTATTTGATTGATTTCCCTTAAATGTGTTACCTTGACTCTGTGGTTTGCAATCTCCATTATTACTTATACTCTGGTCATTAGGTCTAGTAAATTTCCTTGCAAATCCTGGAACATCAGGCTCACCATCTGCTTTTTTAAATTGCTCTGCTACAGTAGGGGTAAATCCTAATAGGTCAGTTACACAATCCCCTTCTGCTTTGCAGACATCACTACTACACATCGCTTTGCCCCAATTTTCTGGGTCTTGACATTCATAGCGGTATTTAAATTCACAACCTGCTAATAATATCAATGGTATAATTATCAAAAACTTCTTCATATTCCCTCACCTTATAATTATTTTTGTTTGGTAAGTATAACTTTACCTTATTTTATGTTATTTCTTGCCACTCTAAACTTGCATATACATCCATATTAGTTCCTGTAGTAGCCATCATAATAACATATTCATATGGAGTACCCGTGAATGGTTCACGCTCAAGTTGATATTCAAAGCCAAATGCTTCTTGTGTAGGTGCGCTACTGCTTTGATTACTTGAGTTAATGAATGACTGCTCTGCGATATC